AAGAAGTAGTATCTATCATTAGCACTCCGATAACTGCGTGTTCTATGTCAATTGCGTTGTTCATCTTGGTTTATATTCTTTAAGGTTGTTTGTTTTAGGTTCTAATATTTGTTCTTGTTTTAATTGGAATACACCTGCCCAATTATTCTTAATTGATTGCTCTAAGATTAAAATTTGTTTATGCTCATCTCCAGGTGCAAAGTTATTCAAATCTTTTTTAATTAATTCCATTGCTAAATCGGTTGCAGGTTTTTTAATTTTTACCCTCATGTCTAAATAACTTTCAAAGGTTAAATCAAACAAAGTTTTTGGCTCTTTTTCTTTGTCCTTATCCTTGTCTTTATCTTTATCTTTATCCATAGCACCTTTTAAGGGGCTTCTAAGGGGCTTAATTTTATATTTATTTAATATGTCTAAAACTGATTTATGAACTCTATTATCAGGATTTAATTGTCCATATTGAAACTCTACAAAATCAAAAATAAACCACTTATTGCCGTTGTCAATTACTTGTATTTGTTCTTTAAAAAGTTCTTTAGCGATTTTAAAATCTATAGTTTTATCTACTCTAATTTTAGCGACATCTTCATCAACTTGCCATACTCCAGCATGGTCGCAGTCATCTAAAATATAAAACCAAAGGAGCTTATAAGGTGCATCTAAACCCCTTACAAAGGGTTTCTTCCATTTCTCGGTATCAGTTAATCGTTTTGCCATGTTTTTGTTTAATAAAAAAAGCCACAACCCGTAGAGTTGGTGAAGCAATCTCTACTGGTGTGACTAATATCTTTGTTATTTAATTGATGGTCTTCACCCCATCATAACGGTGCGAATATACTATTTATATTTAAATTTCCAAATTTAATTTATAAGTAAATTCTTTTTTGTCCAGGTTGCCAATTCTTGCGCCTACTCTTTCAATCTTACCTTGCTCATGTAGAGTGTTAAAACTTCTGCGATAAGAGGTTATGGGCGTTCCGTGAGGCAATACGTTGGCGTTATACATTAGCCAAGCACTATTCATTCCGTTAGGCTTAAAAGCGTTTAGAATGATTTGGTCTTGCTTTAATGTTTTTTCTTTTGAAGTAGCCAGGTCTTGTCCTTTTTCCTTAATGGTGTTAAAGAACATACCGATTTTTTTAACTGTTATGTGCATTTTGAATTTTTTTAAGTTCTTTTTTGATCGTTTGTCTCCATTTGGCAAAGCTCTTGGATGTAAGAATCTCAGCTCTGATGTTGTTTAAGTGTTCAAGACAAACACCCTCAAGCATTACGCCTGAGGATAGTTTGTTTGGGTTAGATAGTAGTTGTAAGTTCATAAGATTAGATTAAAATGGTAAATCTAAAATATCCTCGTCTTTAATTGTCACTTCCAATGCAGGAGGCGTGTCGCTCCAAACTCGTTTAAGGTTACCTAAATAAACTTTTTTAGTCTTGGCTTGTCTTTCCTCTTGAGTCTGAGAGATTGTAAGTCCTGCGACATTGCCGTACTGGTCTACTTCGTTGTTGATTGAAATGTTGATGTTTAAAAACTTTGCCGTTGAGCCGTCTTTCAAAGTAACTTCTTTGATGTTTTCTTTTTTGATTAGGTTCAAGTTGATTGAACCGCTTAGGATTTCTGCCATGATTTATAATTTAATTGATTTAATTGTTTCGGTTAATAATTCTTTGTCTTCTTGGGGTACTTCAAATTTAAAGATATTCAAATCGATAAACTCTTCGCCTGGTAGTATGTAGGGTATCTCTTCGTTTGTCGCTGAGCCTAACCAATAGTATTTATACAGGTCTTGAGCATCTACGTTCTGAGCGTGGTGTTTGATTATTCCCAAGTCATCCTCATAAGGACAGTACACAATAAGCTCGGCAAATTGTTTCCCTAAAAGGATACTATTAGAAACTAATTGCCAGTAATACTCAGGTCGCTCATATTTTAAAGTTTCTATATCTTTAATGTCGACTAACTCTACAAACGATTTTAAGGTAAACGGACACTTTATGTCAATAACTGAGTCAATCGTGTAACCGTCAGGGCTTCCACACCAATAGTCAAATTGCGGATGTTTAATCGTTTCGTCAGATACAAGGGAATATTCAAACCCTAACTGATTGAATACAATACCCTCAAGTAGATGCCCCCAAGATGTCGGCTTGGATGTTGTCTCGTTGCTCAAGCTTCTGCCTAATCTTCTCTCATAGGATAACTCGGTCAGATAGGTTTCTCTTGGCTTCTTAGCACCCATTAATTTATGGATGTTTGAAGATGATATGTTGCCGATTCGGTTTTTATTTAGTTGTATGCTCATAAGTTCTTTAAATAGTCGACTGATTTTTGATAAGACTTCTTTTCACTTCCTTTTATGATACGATCAAAATGCTCTTGCTCATTCAAAGATAAACTTTCTTTTTTGATTTCAAACAATTGTATTAACTGTTCTTTTAAGTCTTCAGGCGTTACATCGATTTTAAACGCCATTGTATCTTTGCGGTTAAGGTCACACCCAAATAACTTTCCAAAGTGGTCACACGCATCCTTAATAGCCAAAGTTTTAGCAATCGGATAAGCCATTGACAAAGCACCGTTGTTTATATTTGCTAAGTCAGCAGGAGAAGTCCCTTTTGCAGTTTGTAATTGAACCGCACCGATGCCATCGTGATACATCATAGTAGCTTCCGTTGGATGAAAGTAATGCACTCTGACAGTTACCCAAACTCCGTTGAAAGAAGTCCCCTGGTTAGTAATCTCAATTGAATACTTTTTGAATATCTTGCGGAGCATAAACTCCACCTTATCGATTGGGATGTACTTATGACCTTTAACAAATGGATGCTCCTTAACCCACTCCTTTTTAGGTTCTTGATTAAGGAGTAGGTTTAGTTGGTCATTCTTGTAGCTGACAAGTGCATTCTCTTCGTGCAATTCTTGTATTGTAGGTAGGTTACTCATAACTTAAAGGTTTAAAAATTGTTTAGCTTCGTTAAGTCTTAAGTTAAATTCCTCCTCAGTTATTGCAGTTGATGACAACTCAAAATTAGTCTTTACACTTGATATAGCTATCATTGGCCATTTAGGATAGGCTAAAACTTGATAGCATTTTTCGTTGTCAAGAAGTTTAAATACTGAATAACCATTGTGACAAGTCCAGTACTGAGGGACTTCAATTTCCGTTTCGATTGTTTTGTTGATTGTTATTTTCATTTGTATTGTTCGTGGTTTTCAAATAGTTCGTTCATTAAATCGCAGGAAAGTAACTCTAAACACATCTGAAACTCAATCCATTCTCTATTTTCGTCAGACCAAACGGCTTGGTCTTCTTTATGTAACTTTCTAACGCCTGAGAATTTAACTCCTTTAAATTCAAAGTCATAATTAAAGTGTCCAAATGCGTTACAGTATAGATAATTAATAAAGATGTTTTCGTTTGAGAACTCGTATTCTTCCTCAAGTTCTTTGAATTGTTCCTCAGTAAAACAAGTATTAACTACATTGTTAAAGTGCCAATTGTTTTTAGGTGTGTATGTCATACGATGCGAATTAAAAGGTTAAAAACATAAACGAAAAGTAGTCCAATGGTAAAGATACCGAGTGCGATGGTTTGTAATTTGTCTTTCATGATTATAAAGATTTAAGTTTTTTAGCCAACTGATTGTAAGTAGTGCAGTAATCATTTACACTAATGTTTTTAGACTTTAAAGCAATGTCTAAAATTGCTATGTCATTTTTGATTTGTAAAATTAGATTGTCTTTCATGGGAGCAAAGATATAACGATATTTGACAATTTAAAACTATAAAGTAATTATTTTTAGTAATTAAGTCTAACTATGTGTAAATCAAACAATTATTTTTTATATTGAATCATCTTGAGCGATGAAACCCACACAAAGAACTGCGCCAAGTAGGTATAAAGATAAATAAATCATAGGTATGAGGGGTTGCGTTCGCACTTATCCTGGCATCTGCATTCAAAATGTGAAGCTTCGAAGCAAGTGTGTTTATCTATTTGCTTATAAGTCCCCTCATTTACTATCATGTGAAGTAAGATTGAATAGTTCGCAAGATCCAAAATGCTATCCGATATACTTTCGTTGTTTACTTTCTCTGAATGGAATAAGTTTCCTAATCTGGAAACCTTAACTGCAATTAAGTCTAAGGCAATTTGTCGGGCGTTAGTCCCTGAGATAGCTCCGCTTAGTTTAAAGTTGCTTAACCGGTCAGCATTTGCGTAGTCATCGCCTTTACTAAATAAGGTATGCTCCATTAGTTTGGTCAACTCCTTAAAATGTTGTTGTTGTTCTTTAAGTGTCATACTTTGTTGAATTTATAGGCACAATAAAACATCGCAATTGTCAAAAGGATTCCAAAGATTAAACCGACTTTAAATCGATTCCACCACTTAACAGGTTGCTTTAAAACTTTGGTTGTAAACTTATGTTCAAAGATAGTATCCTTTTGACTTACTATTTGTCTTACCTGGCGTTCTCGCCATTTAATTATAGTACTTACTTTAATTCCATTCTCTATGGTTATTAAAGTATCAATCAATGATAGAGTATCAAACTGAATTATCGTGTCCCTTGACCAACCTCTAATCGTGTCATAACGAGTTATTGTACTGTCGGATAGGTAACCCCAAGACTTGAGCTTGTTTATTTTTCTTTCTGCCCGGTAACTTTGGCACGATGCCAGTAAGCAAATTAACCCGGTAATCCATAGATTTTTTTTTGATGTCATATTAATTTATATTTGTTATTTGTGTCTTTATTTAATTTATACCCTAATTCTTGAAACAATTTTAAGTATCGGTAGACACTTCGTTCACTTATTTCTAAATATCTTGCCATTGAATTAACTGGTCTTGCTTTTACCTTTAAAAAATCAATTAATTTAATTACTCGAAATATTCTTTTTTGATTCATCTGTTTATTTATTTGACTGTATTTATACTCACAGTATAAATTTCGTTGTAATATTGTTCGGCTTGGTCAGTTGTCCATTGAGTGTGTTGATAATTGTCAAACACTCTTTGACCTTCTATATGCGCATCGATTATCTGCTCTTTCTCCATTTCTTTGGCTTGTTCATATTCTTCAATAGTTATATTACCTTTATGGATAAACATTTTTTCATATAAATATTCGACTGCCGTTTGTTTTTTATTGTTCATTTTATTTGTTTTTAGATACGCTATGATTCGCAAATATACGAAGTCATTGGTTTGGTTTTTTGTAAATATTGTGAAGTTATTGGTTTGTATTCGGATAATTACCGAGTTATTGTGTTATATATTGCACTATTGCTTACCTTTTTATCTCTTTTACTACACATTATATTCTTTTGTGCTATATGTCGCACTTATTGGTGTCATATGTATTTCCTTTGATAATTTCTTGATGTTCTTATTAATGCAAACTTATCTTGCCTTGCCATCCATTTGATAAAATCGCCTTTGTTTTTATAGCTCATATTTTCTTTTAAATGTTGGGTCGTAGTTTTCAATTCCTTTTAAGTACATTTCTTTCATTTCTTCTTTCTCCATTGCTTTGGCTTGTTCGTAGCTCATTTGAACAGCTTCAAGTAAATCACCATCATGTTCAAAATGTGATTTTAAGTTTTTATACAACCATTCTACTGCCGTTTGTTTTTCCATTTTGTTTGTTGTTTAAAGGTTTTGTTAATTGTTTTTAGTTGTTTTTTCCACCATAAGGCTAAAATTAGATATTATTTTCCATTATTAAAGTGGTTGTTCGGAATTTCCGACTGACCACCTACCCTCCCCAAATGTTTCGTTGTAATAAGTTTCTGCTAATTTTGTGTTATGCATAAATAATTCTCCTTCTATTTGCGACCAAGATGAAACAATCATATTTGCATATTTAACATTATTTTTACTAACATTATTTATCGCATCTATCATTTGCTCCTTCTCCATTTCTTTGGCTTGTTGGTAAACAATAGTATTTTTTAAATCTCTAAAGACATAATATTTTTCAAATTGTTCCACCAACCATTCGACTGCCGTCATGTTTTTATTGCTCATTTATTGGTTTTGTTTTTTGTAAATATTGCCAACTTATTGGTTTGTATTTGTGTTATATATTGCACAATTTTGTACGTTTTTATATCTTTTACTACGCATTATATTATTTTGTGCTACTTATTGCACTTTGTAATGTTTTTACTAATCACTTTAAAAGGTTTCTAATTGTCAAAGGTATTACGCCTTCAGAGATTAAAGGTTTGATTGTTGACTTTTGAAGATTGGCAAAGGATACAAAATCAGTTTGTCCAAAGTGTACTGTATAACGCCACTGGTATTCAACCGTTTTGACCATTGAGTATTTTTTCTTAAGTTCGGTTTCAATTAGACTGATGTAATCTTGCTCGGTCATCTTACAATAAATTTAACTCCATCAATTTCCAAAGATTTGACCGCCTTTTTTTTGACTTGGTCATATGCCCATTGTGTAGTCTTCCCGTTTAGGAGGGCGAAGTTTCTAACTGTTATTAAGTTCTTAATCATTTTGCAATATTACAATTTAAAACTTACAAAACAAAATATATTTTAAATTGCGATACACAATATTTGTATGATAAAGTACGCATTAACATATAAAATAGACTTAATGTATGATATTATACGCATTTGCATCTCACAATTCTGCAAAATATTGTGACATAAAAAAACCCCCCATTCCTGAGAGGTCTTCTTACTTATGAAAAAACAACAACTATTTACACTTCAAAGATAACTATAATTTTGGATAGTTACCTATTTTTTCTTTGTTATTTAATTGTTTAGTTGTCAACCCAAATGTCTTTTCAAAATGCGGATAATCTTTAAAGGTTCTAAATTCGCCACCCCAAAACCATCCGTACTTTTTAAATATCTTTACAACTTCCATCCAATCTGCCTGACCGTCTTTGTCAAAGTCTTTGCCACGCTCCCAACTTGCCTTACCATCCACGATTAAAACTATATCTATTGCTAAACCAAAATTGTGGAACGATTGTCCGCCTTTTGCGTTAGTTACAACCTGCCCTTTAATTGAACGCCCTTTAGAATATAAAGCGTTCTGCTCTTCAATTGTTCTTAATGTGTGCGAGAAACGGCATATAACTCCATTAGAGAGCGTTTGACATATCTCGGAGTATAAAGCCTTAGCCTCTTCTTTTATCTTTGGATGTAGAAGTTCTATTCGGTCTAAAGTTATTTGGTCAATCATGCTTTATAAATGTCTTGCTCTTTTTTGTACTTACTATCGATGTAAAGTTGCAACAATCCTAAAGCTCCAAGCCAACATTGTAAAGCAAACTCAACATCTTTAATTCCTATTTTACCAAATAGCATTGGCAGGAAAGTTGCCCCTCCTATGTAAATCATTATCTTCCTGGTTACACTTAGCCATTTTGGTGTATTTGTTTTTCTCATCGACATTTGCCTTGCCCCCTATATTTCTTTAATGGTTTATTGTTTTTTGAATGGATTCCTTTTCCGTTCTTTTTTGCTTTCTTTCTGAAAGACTTAAGTTCTACTTTTGCTTTAGCCATTTTTTGATTTTAAATAATAGTATCTTATTGCAAAGACACCTGATACAATTGCAATTAGTCCAGCAAGTAAACTCACGATAGGTTGCATAAGTGAAGAGTAATGGGCAATCGTGCCGAGAAAACTTGTTGTAAGTAGTAGGTCAGCTATGTTATCGTTCATGTGTTTCATATGGTATCAGAGAATTATTCGTTAGGGAATGGCGGTGGCGTTGGTGGAACATACTCTACTAATGGACAATCTAATATCCAAGACCATTCAGAGTCGGTAATTGCTACTATGTCAGATTCTGACAAAAAAGTAAACCATACATTGTTGATGTCTTGAACACAGTTGAAAAATTGATAAGGAGTATATTCCACTCCTTGAATTGATTCTTTTTGTTCTATTGTTAATTGATAACCTTTCATATTATTTTATTTTAAACTTGTCTTGATAATGTTGTTTGAAATGTTTGTACTGCTGTGTAAAGGTTTGTGGCTTGTGTATCGTTTAAACCATCTCCAATGCTAGCTAAGCCGCATTCATGGCTAGAAAATGCAGTTGCACTTCCATTATTATTATTTCCACCTATATAGAAATTTAAATTGAGAGAAGACACCGCTAGCCAATTAGCCGTATTTGTGGCAATAACAGAACCAGTTCTATATAATTTGTTGCTTGTTGCACTTGTCCTACTTCCAGTATATAAACCAGTTGAATTATTAATGGCATTTGTTGTAGCTTCACCTATACCAGCATTTTGTAAATCACTAACAGAACTATTTGGAATACCTCCATATGTTCTAAGCAATGATAATGAATTTCTTTGTGCTGATATTTGTATTCCTATATCTATTAACCCTTGATTATTAGTTCTTGAATAGTAAGATAAACTTTGACTATTTACATTTAATTGTGTCCCATTTAATGTAGTATTCATAAACGCGCTAGTTCCATTGGGCGTTACACCAGTACTTGCAAATGTCCATCCTGAAGTAAAACTACCCGTAAAACTTGAACTCACAAGATTTTGTGCACAAGCTGCTGCACTTGCACCAACCATTGGGTAGATAGCCTTCATTGATGTCCATATCCCTGCACTCTTTAAATCAAGTACAAGTTGATTAGTCGCAAGTTTTTCCGTTGCGGAAAGTGTTCCACCTGCAACCGTTACCCGTGTAAAGAATGCCTGTGCATCAGAGTCAAAACCTTTCTTAACTCTTGGCTTTAAATTTAGTCCAACAGTTAACATAATTAGTGTATAAAAACCGAGCCTGAAGTTAATTTAATTTTGCCAAATTGCACATCGTTTTTGCAAAACATAATCGATCCTGCAGTCAATGTTTGGGCATTAATTCCCAATGCCGTTACTTGGTTTGTAACTAAATCGTTGTCATAGTAAATCTCGGCTATTACCGCATCAGCGTTGATGCTTAAAGCGCTGAATACTCTTGTTACTGTGGAAGTGCCAGTTACTAATTGACTGCCGACTGCTCCTGAAATTCTTTCTAAACTTGTCATATTATTTTTTTATTTTTTTTATAGTTGTGGTATTGCACATTCGTCATAATTAAAAGGAGCTGATACGCTTAAGGTAATTAAATGTCCTGCAATTTTGTCTTTGAAATCGTGTACAAATGGGGTAAATGTTGATGTCTTATCCAGGTCTAATTCAGTGTGAAGATTAAGAGTTGCAAATAAGTCTAAACCAATTTGAAAAGTATCCGATTCAATTTCTACTTTATTACCTTCGCCGTCTTCAACCCTATCGCCTATTAAAATACTGAAGTTATATATTATATCGTTACCTGAGATGTTACTCGGTTGCGGACTTACCCAAAATAAAGGGTATTGCGTAGCTTGAGACGCACTAATTTCCCAAAGGTCGCCATAACCATAGTCTTTAATTTGCAAATGGTTGTCTGCAAAGTCCTTGAAGTATTGATATAAGGTGTTCTTAGTTATCATTTTTTCTTTTCAATGTAAATCATTAACTTCTGAAGATTCTTCTTAGTGATTTTTTTATTAGCAGTCTTTGCAGTAGGGGTAGTATTTTCGCTCATTGTTTGTTGTTGTTCGTCTTGACCTGCCTAAAAAGAAACCTGTGCTATATCCTAATTCTCTTGATTGAATGTCTTGTAGTTTATTATTGCCTGACATCCACAAAGGGTAAATATTAGAGTTCTCAGCTAAATAACCGCTTAGTCTTTTACCGTAAAACTCAGCCATACGCCCCCATTTTTGCTCAATCAATTCAAGCTCTCTTTGAGATACTGGTTGTTGGTTGTCGCTATTTTGAGTTACTACGCCCTTATTAGAAAAACGATAGTTAAATATTATCGCCCCATCAGCAATGGTTGCATTGATAATAAAGTCACGAATATACTCATCTAACAAAGTTTGATTTAACCCCGTTAGAGTAGATGCGTTTATTTGGTTTGCAATTTCATTATAAAGGTCACTTCCTAATATTTGTTGAAGTTGTAAATCTTGCACCATTATAATAGTCTGAGCAATCAACTTGTCATCGACATTGTTCTCTATTACACCATATTTTTTAATGGTTGCGGTTGATACGAAAAGTGGTTTTAAACTCATTTCTATTTATTCTTTTTTACTAAGACCGATTCCCAAAAATGTCTGCATGATGGAATATGAGTGACTGTCCCTTTGATAGTTTGCCAACCGCCTTTATACTTAAATACATCATCATTATAACCTCTTGTACTTGCTTCATTTTGCATTGCATCTATTTGCGCTCGTGAATATAATTGTTTTGCAGTTATCAAATCAACACAAAACTTTCTACTTGTCTCTAAAAGTTCAGGGCTTAAATTTGTTGTATATCTCCATTTAGTTTCCAAGCCTACTTCTTGAGTCGGTGGCTCTTGAATCTCTTTAGGAGTTATGCTTATCTCTCCGTTGGTTTCGGTGTAGTCAACAAGTAAAGTATTACTTTTATTTAATCGTTCTAAAGATTTGTAAATTTCACTCTCGCTTAGTCCTAATTTCTTAGCCAAGTCAGAGATTTTAATCTTCTTGTTTTTCTTTATCGCCTCGATTAATTTATCGTCATCTTCTTTTGCGAAATTCTCAGAATCAGAGTAAACAAAACAAGATTTTACTATCGTGTAATTCTCGGCAGGTTCGCCAATCTCTAAAAACTTTGCAAGGATAAAATCTTCTTCTTGACTGAATGCGCTCGTTTTTGTTGTATCGCCCCCAATTATTGCAGGAAGATTAATAATGCTCCTTATTTCGTTAGTGGTTAAACTATCCAAAATCTTGTTAGCAACCAAAGGACTTGCACTATTAATTGTAGTTAAGATGTCATCCTTCTTAACAAGGTTAGGCTTTTCAATTCCTAAACGCATATAAACCATATCAGCAAATGAATCGGCATCAATCGTTCTGCTAATTACTTCACTTGTCAACTCAATTCCAATTGGATCGAGTGTAGTCAACTCTACCGGGTTACCTATGAATCCGTACAAAGAAAGAATATAGTTCATGTCCTCTTCTTCCTCTTGTTGTTTAGGCTTTACATAGGTATTGGAAAAATGTTCCCAAGACAAATCAAACTCTGACCTACCTCCACCCAATTCGCCTGGAGTCTTAATTCCAAAAAGTAAACCGTTAGAAACTCTATGAGAATAAAGAATCTTATTTATCGTGTCCTTGCTTAATTGCTCATATTGTTTATCCAAGTCATTAGAACGCAAAGGACTAATTGTCGGAGCGGTTGTGTTTGGATTCTGAAAGTTTAAAAGTATTTCTCCTGCGTTGTCCGTGCCTGAAGCTTTACTTTTAAAAGCGTGTTCAATTTCAATTTGCTCTTCGTCATTTATAGCCGTTCCATTAAAGAAAGTAACCATTGTTCCTGCTGAGAAGCCCGTTTTAACATTGTTTAACTGAAAGAAGTTGCACTCAATGTCCGTTTCAATCGGTGTAGCACCGCTATTGTATTCGGGTAATGGGTATATATCACTCGCAGGATTATCGTCTATTAAATAAAGGATTTGTTTGCCCTCTCTTTTAAGTGGGTTAAACGCTGGTAATGTAACCGTGTCTTCAGGTAAGCGACCGTTTGACTTTTTCCATTTAGAATTAGTGCTTTGTTCTCTTGTCCATTCCTTAGAGATGTAAAACTCTGACTTATCTACGCAAGTTCTAATTGTGTTAAATGGTTGAAGCTTGACACTTTTCATGTTACCAAAAACATCCCATTCAATTAAGTATGCACAACCACCATAAAGAGTTCTTTCAAAGATTTTCTTTCTTGCTAATTCATCAGCCGTCTGACTATTATTAATTGAGTTTAAAGTTCTTTGTAAACCTATCTTGTCTCCATTCCAATCGGCTTTAATTTTAAAACCTTTGCCAAAAATATAAGTTGCCTTACCTTTTATAATCGCTCCGTGTATTCCTGAGTTATTATATAGATACGAAAGATAATCTGAATAATCATTGTTCTTACCATAAGGCACATAAACCATATTAGGTTGTTTGCGAAAAATGGGCGTTTCATTCGCATAAAGTGGAAACTTAGAGAATGAATAGTTATTAGTTTGGCTCATAGGCTATGCGTGTTAAGGTTGATTCGTTTTGAATCCGTGAAGTCATCGTCTTATCATAAGTCATCAGTCCGTTTTCAACTACAGTCAAACCAGTAGGCACTAAATTAGTTGAACTTACCTGCTCGTATACATTGTAAGTGTACTCATCCCCTAAAGGTATTTGTATTTCGCCAATTAAAGGACTCGGAGTGGTTGTCTTAACTATAATGTTAAACTTATTATATCTATCCGTGTAGAGGCTCGTATCACTTGCAATGCAATAGTACTTTTGTTGAGTCTGATTGTTAATAAACTCAAAAAGAAACTTAGGCGTTGCAATGGTTACCTTTTCGGATAAAGTCAATACAACCACATTACTTCCTAAATTAAGTCTTATCATTACTTATATAATATTTAAAACTTAAATAAGTACAAAAAAAAAGGGAAGCCCTAAAGCCTCCCTTTAATTATTTATAATTGATTAAATCAAAGAAGTGACAATCGCTTGAGAAACTCCCAAAGGATAAGTCTTTTCTTCGCCTGTAAATGTTAGAACGAAACCATTAAGGTCACTTGCCGCTTTTCCAGTTCCTGCCGTTCCTGTAGAAAGGTCTAAACCATTCTCAGAACCATACAAACTAAACAAACCGTTCTTGTCTTTAACGATAAACATCAAAGGTTTTTGCGCAAGTACTCTAATTTCGTTACGTTTAGCAACATCGAACTTATCTAAAGAAAATTCAACACTTTGCATGATGTAACCGCTTCCGCTTGTAACCTCACCTGCGTTGTCCGCTTTAGCTTCTGCCGTGTTTCTTCTAAGTTCATACTTATAGAACTTTTTGCCACCCGTCATTGCCATTACAGTTACCGCACCCGCTGAACTTGCAAAAGTAGCAGTGTTCAAATACTCTAACTCGCCTATGTAAACTTCATCGACTCCGCCAATACTATCTCGGCAGTCCAATGTGAATCCAGTTGATAGTAAACAAGCCATGATTATACTAATTTAAATGTTACGATTTCATTCGGGAATTTCACTTGAGTTCCAAGTTTGAAGTGGATGTCTAACATCATAGTCAAAGAGATTGGATTCTCACGGATGTTGAACATATCTTCGTCAGACTCTAAGTCAGTTCCGATTACAAAGTTAGAAGTTCTACCTAAGTGGATTCTGTTAGTACCGTCTAATCCATAGTAAGCTACAACCTTGATTCCAGTTCCTGGCAAGATTAATTCTTGAGATTGGTAAGCACTTCCGTTTACACCATCGTAGTAGAATAAGTTTGCAGATTTCAAAGCAAGGATCAATTTGTCAAAAGTGTCGCCACCTACATAAAACTGTAAGTCTGCTTTGCCTTTCAACTTTGCTGGAAGAACTGCCCACATACCATCGAATATACCTATTACGTTAGCAGATGTGATGCCTGTTCCTGTAGTGATACCTGTAGGGTTACCGTTGATTGTAGTTGCACTTGCATCTAAAATGATTTTGTTGAAACCATCAAATTGAGTTAAGTTAGAACCACCTGAACCACCGATTGCAGACTGCCAAAGAGCAGTTTCTTTAGCTTCAGTCAACAAACCTACAAGGAAGTTAGTGAAGTCAGCTTCGAATGCAATGTAGTCATACATGGTGCCTGGACGCAATGCTCTCTCAGTCCAAAAACCTTCAAGTTCTTTAGCGCAAAATTCTTGCTGAACTTTGATTTTACCTACAGTGATAGTTCTCTTTGAGAAACCAGTCTTACCTGATGCGTTAAACGCACAAGCAGTATCAGCTTGGTAGAACAATTCAGTAGTGATGTAATGCAAATCAGCAGTACTCTTGATACCTGTTTGTTTAGCGAATGTAGCTCCTGTCTTTCCTTCGTAGAAAGAACGGATAAGCAATTCTAATGATTGGTCGTTAACGACTGCTGGAAGACCAGTGGTGTCGTATGCAAATTTTTTAAGTTTCATCTTATTTTATTTATTTTATTTTGTTTAATATTTCAGTTAATCTACTAAATTGAGTTGCGCTTACTGATGCACTTTTTCTTTTTGCATCATTGCTTACTACTTCAACTTCTTCGGTCTTTGCTAAGATTCCAACTGCGCTAAATAAAGCGGTTGTCTTTGCGTTTAGTGCTTCAATTTCTTGAGCGTACTTAGAGTGGATGTCAGCGATTTGATTGTTAAAGTCATTTGCCTGAGCTTCCAATGCTTCGTTTACTTTACTCATTAATGCTTCGTCATTCAATGGGCTTTCTTCTTCAGCAGTTGCTACTTCTGCAATAACTCCATCCAATACAGTTATAACTACATTACCTTCTAAAGTGTGTTCTCCATCGGGAGCAGGAACTTCGCTACCGTCAGGCATTACCAAAGTAACTGTTTCGCCTACTGCGATAGTACCTTTAACGATTGCACTTCCGTCTAATAAGCTTGTCTCTACGAACTCAATCGCAGGAGCAGGGGTTTCTTCACTAAAAACTTTTTTAAGTTGATTAGTTAGGTCTTCGCCCAAGACCTTTTTTAATTTATTAAATTCCATATTATTGATGATTTTATTTTTGATGTCTTCGTATTCTTTTTGATCGGCTTCATCTACCTTTTTATCGTTGAAGTAACCCTCTACCGAGAATCCTCTTATTTCTCCAGTCTTTGCCATGTCCCAAACCGCATCGTCTTCTATTTTAACGTATCCAAACCATGAGCCGTCAGGCGCAGGAGTAAAATTCTCAGGGGTTTTCATCCCTAATTTGCTATCAATAATGAAGTGACTTAGTAAATAAGCCCCTTTAACGGGTTTGTTATCATCATGATTAAGGTTGAAACTTAGCGGTTTGCCACTCTTTGCAAGTTTATTAACTATTCTTGCAATGCTTTCTGAGGTAAATTTGACATAATACTCAGTCCCGTCTTCATCTTTGCGGTAAATTGGTTGTTCTGCAATCATTAAGAAGCCACCTAATATCTTCTTTTCCTCATCTACTACAGTAAATTTGTGTTCTATTGCAGGTTCTTCAGCAGAAAAAGTGTGCCAGTTACGCTCAATGGCAGGTTGCAAAACTAAGCCAACTGCGAATACTGAGGTTTCATCCTCCAAGTTCTCGTCAATGTCCAAAACATATAAAGGTAGCTTCATTGATTATATAATATTTATTTAATAGTAAGATACAATATAGAGTTAAATCAAAGTTGCATTGTGTCTTATCCTGGCAACTCTACCTTGAGAATCGGTTATGTCTTTTTCTAAAACATAGACTCTTTGATTAGGATTCATCGCAGGTCGGTTGCTTTCAAACTTATCCATTCTCGGAGGTTGACTTGACACATTGCCAATTCCACCGCCTGAAGTTCCACCGCTTGAAGCACTGCCACCGTTCATAAACTTTCCGATAGTTGTTGCACCAATAGAAGCTATACTTGTAGCCGCTCTAATCTTTGCCCCTGCACTTGCGGCTGATGCTAAAGACAAACCACCGTCAGGCAATAGCTTCCATGTAGGATTAGAATAGTATCCTGCAATTTCCTTTTGTGTATCAATTACAATTTGTGCAATGGCAACTCCCTTTTGAATTGCAAACAATGTATCTGCTAAAGCTTTGTTCTTGCCAGTGAATTGATTAGCAATATTGAACCCTGTTTCTAATGCGTTTCTTTTTGCATCGGATAAATCTTGTTCTGCACTTATAACCGCTCTATTATATTCTCCTAAAGTAAATAATCTACTTTGAGAATCTTTAACAATATTCTCCGTATCAACTGCTCTGACCTTTGCAAACCTATCGACTTTCTCTTCTTCTAATTCTATTAATTGTTCAGCATCTCTTTTCTCTTGTTCTAAAATTGATTTAGCGACTCTTGCGTTAATTTCTGCTTGAGTTTCTTTTGGACTTTTAACTGTATCAACATTTATTTTAGTGCCTTTCTCTGCAATGATATTTTGTTTTGTTTGTAAGTCTAAGATATCTTCGTTGACCTTTGCAAGTTGCTCCAATGGTGTTAAAGCCTTGACAACAGTTTTAGTGCTTATTTCAGTTACAAGGTTTCCGTCTGCCTTTAGTTTATTTATTTTTGCTAAATCATTTACTTGCTTAACTGCATTTAACAATTGTTGTTGTGCAAGTTTCTTTTCTTCTTCCTTAACAACATAATTTTCAAGGGCGGTTGCCTTAGCTCTCAAACCAATTAAAGCTATCTCATTTGTAATTGCATTATTCAATACACCTTCAGCCTTTGCTTGTTCATAGGTGTAATCGGATAAAGCAGGTATTAAAGTTTGTAATTCTTTATAGACAGTTTTCTTTTGTTCTAATGTTTTATTGCTATCGTTTAAGATAGTTTCTAATTGCTTGACTGCGGTAATTTGTACTTTTGACTGAGCAGTATTTTGCGTTAGTTCATCATTGTACTCATTCAATGATTTTAATCTTTCTTTGTCTGCTTCTTTCTGACGGTTTAATTGTTCAATGTACTTTCCTATAAAAACCAAAGCTATTCCTATACCTGCAGTTGATAGCCCTATCATTGCTACACGAAAAGCATTTGTGGCTTGACTTGCGCTTGAGGTTGCAAATGAATACAATTTAGTTGATATTGCTAATGCCTTTGTTTTAAGGTCAGCAATACCCATCATGAAAGTACTTTCCTCTTGTAAAGAGTTTTGAATAGTTTGTAATCCTGACAAGATTGCAGTCGCACTTTGCAACTTAATCATTGTCTTTTGCAGGTCTTCGCTTTCATCACCAACTAAAGCCGTAATTCCTTGAACTGCTGAGAACCCACCGACAATGCCTTGCGTGATTCCAATAAACCCGTCAAGTTTTCTACTATCCGAAGCAAGGTTGTTTACTTTTAAACTTACATCGGCAATCTTATCTTGTAATTGTCCAGCCTCAAATGATAACTTATTAAACGCTTCATTGTCTAAAGTTCCCGAAGCCAATAAGGCTTTCATCTCTTTTAACTGCGCTTTAAGACTCTTGGTCTTTTGTTCGACTTTTTCTACTGACTCGCCACCTTTGATGACGAGGTCGACTTCTATTTTAGTTTTTGCCATTGTTTAAATTTGTTGTAAAGTTAGGATAACGGATGGGGATGCAGGTGTACTTGGAGTTACGATTAAAGGAATAGTCTCGATTGAGACATCCGTTGCCGTTGCGTTGAAGACTAATTCAATATAGTCATTAGCGTTTACTTGCATCATGAAATTAACCGTTGCAATAACATGACCATGCACACCTCCATGTGTGCCATGTATTGATACATGACTGTTTGAACTCGGGATATTTGTGCCATTTAATTTTAAAAATATATTTGCATCTTGAATTTGAACTGATTGATTAACGAATTGAACACTAAAAGTAATATTGTAGACTCCTGAGTTAGCAAATACGATTCGTGAGCTTGGAGAACCTATTGTTATTCCGTTGCTTAAATCAGTGTCAGTAAATGTAATTGCATAATTTGTGTTAGCTACTATTGCAGGTTGAATACTTGAATCGTGAAACGCTCCGTACTTCTTAGTAGCAGTATATTGAATGCCGTCAATGTAGGTAACGTGACTCTCTGCGATTGTTAAATTGCTTGTATTGATTAACATTACATCCGTAATGCCTGGTAAGATAATGTTGTTATCCCCTGCAATCATTACATTTGAGTTGTCGCCACCTAAGTTATTGCCTTTACCCGTTACAACTATGCCGACAGTGTTATCGTTTATGACATTGCCACCCGTTGCAAGGATGCCTTTCTTAATTACTCCACTTGTTGTGTTATAACCACCGTCTTTCTCGCCTTGTCCATTTCCTCCATTAGTTTGCAGGATAGTAGGAACGAAAGCATCTTGGTAAGCAAACTTTAATAACTTGCATAGAGTTGTAGATGCACCGTTGGGGTCATAGTCCTGAACACTCAATAATCGATAAGCATTATCTTTTATCCAATAAGTCTTACGGAAGTCTAAGTTTGCAATATCATTTGGTCTTAAATTAAAGTAAGCTTCAATCAACTTAGAATCCTTATTACCGATTTGCTCCCATTGTGATTTGTGGAATTGGTTGTATAGGTTGTTATCCGTTGTGGTAACGCCATTTGAATTAGGAGTTAGATAATAATAAAAATCTTGAACATCAAACGCAAGGTCATAGTTTGGAGCGGTTAAGTCATCGATGTGTCCAGCAAAAGGATAAGTTGTATAATCGGTTGCAGTTGTGTTGTTGTAATTCCAATACCTTAATCTCCCTGACTTCATGCCCCCAAAGTAAGCAATAATAGGCTTAGGACTTTTCTCCTGAGACATTGCATCAAAGATGGTTCGCATCATTATGTTTTTGTCATCGTCTGCCTCGAGTGGTATTAAACAAAAAGGTATCTCTACTTTCTTAGTCTCTTTTACAAACTCGTTATCAAATATTAAGTCTCTATATCCGTAGTTAAATGAAGTCGCTTGTTTAAAATCCTTATTTAAGTCATCGCCATTGTCCGCATAAGTAAACACTAATTCTTTATTCTCTAATAGTCCCTGAGGCTTAATTGTAAAGTCTTTGGAAGTATCTAATAACTCCGTCCAATCAACTATATCCGAAGTGTAGTAAGTATCTCTCGGCTCTATCACAACTCCATTCTCATAAATAGGACTCATGTACAAATTAAACATCTTTATGATTGCCATTAGAAAGTCTGTTTGTTTTAGTTTAGGGAGTATATCCGCAATATAAAATGTTTGATTGTATTCTATTTGCCCATCAACATATTGAGTGTAGCTATTTGCGGATGTACTAATAAATGTAATCCCAGTAATTGTACTATTGTCTATTGTGCCTCCTGTTAAACCTAAATAAAAATTACCTATGCAAAACCTAACCTCATCCCCTGCCAATAGTTCTTCTGAGTCAACCGTTATTCTAAAATTTTGTGTTGTACTTGAACCTGCAAGTATCTTTAAATATGCATTACCTATTACTCTATAATCAGTTCCTCGTTTACGGATAGCGTAAATGTATAATCTACCTAATGGACCAGTAGTATTTACTACATTTATAAATGCCTCTACTTCAAAATTTGTATAACCGTTTACAAGTTTTGTAAATGTTCCCGTTGTTGCGTTGTACTGGCTTAAAGGGTCTAACCCCGTTATGTTATATTGAAACGCATTTGCATAAACTAAACTTAGGTTTCCTGCATTTGCAGTTGACACTATGCCTATTGTTTGATTTGTTGACCTTGTTGCAGTTACTATACTTGCATCCTTTTCGCCTTGATTCATTTGAAACTTAGCGACATCACACTCAAGAATTATCTTTTGGAATTGTGTTGTATTAAAAAAAGTTGCAACCTCTAACGGCACTTTTGCCTCATTGAAGATTGCATCAACTAAATGCTTAACATAAATAAAAGGTTTAAAGGCGTTATAGTTATAACTTAGATTTGAACTTGCGTCAGTGTTTCTTCCATACTTACTGACTCCCCTATCTAACATAGGATAAGTAAGTTTAATTGTAGGGTTAAAAGTTGCAGTCCAACTATTTACTATCTCAGTGTCATTCCAAGTCGCAGTCCCTAATGTAGTCAGGTCATTAAGAGTCTTGTCGGTTAGCTTACTAAAAATGTCTATGTTCTTTCCGTAGATAGTTATTGAGTAAGTTACCTGGTCATTGTTTAAGACTTTAATTTCGTTGAGCTGACAGTAACCGCTTATTTGTTGGAGTGTATCTTGGTAGTAAATACAAGATGCCTTCTTGCTTGGGTTAAAGTCGGGATTGAGTTGGTCTGAGTTTCTGATTGAGAACGATACATCAAACAAAGACTTAAATACAAAATCGTTTAACTTACTGCCTGGTATATCGACCGACTTGCTAAAGTCCGATTGTCTTTTAGACGGGTCATCTATGTTGTAGACTTCCTTAGTGATGTTGATGTCTAAGTCTTCAATGGTATCTATGGAGTATCCTCCTATTACAAGTTCATTACGCATTACAATCTTTGTCTTTTAGTGTCAGCACTCAATTCCACTTCCATAGTCACGTTAATTAACTTGTCTTTGATAGTTGACTTCGCCTGGTATTCCGTAGTCAAGATGTTGACCGCCACAAACTGACCGTCTATAATCATATAAATCAAAGGACTTTGAACTAACTCTTTAAGCCAAAGACTTGTTTCAGAGTTTACATAACCTGAGTTAAGGGTATATCTTTGTTTGCTCGAGTTAAAGAAGTTACTTCGTTCGTGTGAGTAAGTATTGAATGTTATCCCTGCGCTTGTTCTTGTCCCTTGTAGTCGATTATAATTACTACTTTCTACGGTTATATTGTCGTCAGCAATTTGAGTGAAATTAAACGCATCCATTCTGCCTAAAGAATTAAGCCAAAACAATCTATTGTAGTTTCCGTCACGAGTACACTCACGATCAATTTTAAAAGTCAAGGTATTTGATACGCTTGTATTTGAACTGTTCTCAAAAGTAATCTCATACTTCGCCACGTTATCCGCAATCATAGGTTGAGCCGAACCCGTCGCCACTGTCCAAGAGTTAAGATTACCTGCACCAACTAAGACCGATAAGAAGTGTTCCTTGTCCGTTGTGTCAGCAACCCAAGTATTTGTAAATGTACTATTCTTAAGTAGCGTTCCTGACAAATCATAAGTCTTAACTCTCATTTGGTTTGTGCCGTTTGTCGCATAGTTCAAGAATCCAAGCTCGTAAGAATCCCCAACTCTTATGTCTATCGTACTTGGTTGGTTAGTCAAGAATGTACCTGAGGTTGTCGGGATGCCTTTATAAACCAAGTCATCAATAGGATTGTTAATTTGTTTTAAATAGGTCTGCGCTGAATTGATAGCATAAATGTAAGTACTCTCGGCACTGGCATAACCGCTAATGACTGCTCCGTATTCCTCTCTTATGTTTACTTTAAACTTCTTAAACACATTAACTCCCGTTTTGAAACCAACCGAACCTGCGATTAAGTTAGTCATGTCATAAGACAAATAGTTCTCAATAATTCTATGAGCATCTAAGTCCACAGTCCCGTCAGCGTAGTAAGCAGGTTTTCTTAACTCAGTGATTACATTTGCCGAAGCATCTAAGACTTGAATGCGATACCTGAAGTTGGTTTGGGTGGTTTGGTTAGAACTCGCCAAATAAATTATTGGGTCAAAACCGCTAACGAATAAGTCAGGTTGTTGAATAAATGTAACTGCCATTATCTATATAATATTAATTAAGGTTAAAAATACCTACATAGCAAATATGTACTATCTTTAGATATCTTTATTAAATACCTTTATTAGATACATTGTTTAAGATGTTGTTCTTTTGTTGTTAGGTTGCTCTATGTTCTGCTACTTCTTAAACTCGGTTATTAATTTAAACTCAACTTCTTTGCCGATAATATCACTCAGCATAGTTGTAAGCTCGTTGTATGACTCTTGGTTAAATGTGTCCGTGTAGAATTTAGTACCGTCAATACCTTTCTTTTTAATTGCATCCGCCATCGCCTGAGCCATTGTAAATGAGTTTTGTATTACCTCAGCTCCACTTTGATTCTTGCTTGTCCTTACGGGTATTCCTTTCCTTGCTATAAAGTCCTGTAAGCTACTAATCATTTGAGGTGGGGTTGCCATATTTTTAAATGCAAACCCTTGAGGGAAGTCTTTGTTTGTGTATGTCTTAGTTGGAACGCCTGAAGCTGATTGATTCTTTAAACCCTTTACTCCTAAATCTATAAACATCCAGTAATCGTTTAACTCAATAGCCATATTGACCACAGTCCCTTTGACAGTTGGATTCTTTAAAACTATACTTTGAGCCAAATTACTCTCGGTGTTCTTATGCTTAAGTCTCTGCCTTAACAGTTGTCGCATCTGCTCAGCGTTAGCGTTGCCCCATAACTTTAAGGCACTTGCGCACTTGTCTAATATTTCGTCGCTTAATTTCATTTCTTTGGTGTGTTATCGGCTTTGTCTTTCAGGTAACATAAATGGTTCAAGAAGTCGTAAGCGTTCATTTTAAAATAGAACGGAAACTTGCTCCTATCTTCTTTTGCAAATAGCTTATCAATCGTGGAATACCAAGACCACTTAGCAGAGAACCAATCAGCTTCTTGTTCTTCTTCTTCGGTTTCCTTTTCTTTGTTGAATAAGACGGGGTATCCTGCGACAATTTCACTAAAAGAAGTGCAAAAAAAAACCCTATCGGATAAGCGACATCCACATCTAAGTTCTCTCTGAATAACTCAGCTCTCCGATTGAACTCAGCCATTTGCACATCTTCGTCTTTCTCCTTGTAGCACATCGTAGCTAAAATTAAATGCAGGTTGTCTACGATAGCCTCTTTCTCTTTGGTCAATGATGACATGGATATAAACTGTTCAGTGTTCCAATCGGTTATATACTGATTGACAAAGTACTTTTCGCCTTGCACCATAAACTCAGTAACCCACTTGTCAGGGAATGAACTGATGTCGGGAATGGTTATACCCTCTTGCTCTTTAAGAAAGTCTACCCATTTCATTTGTCTATATTCTGAAATAGGTTTACCCGTTAAGACGGACATAACATTGTATGCCGTTCTTATCTCGTTGTTGTCGCCTAACTTAATGGCGTTGTAGAGTCCTTGATATTGTTTTATGTTCATCGTATTCTATATGTTCCTAAGCCTGGTTGTTGTATTATGTGAGTAAAGCCGTATCGCATTGCATCCATTAAGTGGTTGTTTATTTCAATGGGGTTGCCAGTTGGTTTGTTGTCTCGGTCGGTTGCCCAAACATAACTTCTTAGTTCTTTGATAAGGTTTGTTGAGTGTTTAGTTACTAAAAGTTTTTGTTGTTGTATCAATTGTATGCCGTGTAAGATTGAATCCTTGCCTTTTAATGCACCCATACACTTAAGACCGTAGCTTTGTAGTTCTGCTATTGACTTGGGTTCTGCACTATCGCAAATAACCATTGTCGGCTCTGACTTAATTAGATCGAAAATGTTTTTATTACTTAACTCCTTTTGATATATTAACTCATGAAGTATAAACGAATCATTATATTTGTAAATCCCAATACAAGCAGTCGGGTCTACTGAATAACCAAAGTCTAATCCTATGCCTAACAACCTGGCATCATTCGGGATAGTGTCTATTTGTTGCCAATTAGCAAAGATAGTACCTTGCACTGAGCCGACCTCTCCGAGTCCATATACACGCCACCAGTTCTCCCAATATGCTGATGTCTTGGCTTTCTCCTTTGCCTTTTCTATTTCCTTTACTATTGATTTGTCTAAGGCTTCATTATCTTTATAAGTTAATACCACAAAGTCGGTATCGCTATCTCCAAGCAATTCCGTATCTACCCAAAACTCACTAACTGGGTTGTAATCTAAATAAATAAACTTTCGTGTCCTTATCGCTAATTGATAATAAGACTCCCAATCTATATTATTGCACTCATTAACAAATAAGATATCCCTTCTGGCTCCTCTGAGCTTACTTGAATTGTCGGCACTAAAAAACTCAATAAAACTACCATTCTGAAAGTAATATGTTAAACTCGACTTATTAAATTGCTCATCCCTATACATCCCAATTAAATCCATTATCTTTAAGAAGTCACGCATAGCTCCTCTTCTTAAATGGGGTATGGTCTCAGCTACAATACTAATCTCTTGCTTTGGGTTTTTAACCGCATAGTCAATTAAAAAAGGCAATACGCTGAATGTCTTAGAAGCTGATGTGCCACCTCTAACCACTCTAACCCTTTTTGTTAGTTTAGATATTTTGGTCTGAGCCGTTGTCTTTTGAAACATTCAAGTCTATCTCTTTGAATATAGGTTGCTCAACTGATATATTTTTATTCTCAGTTTTAGTACTGGCAATTCTATGATATTCCTCTTCAGTTCCTATCAACTTATAAAGTGCCATTTGAGTCAGAGGATTGCTTCCGTTATACCATTTATTTCTTAGCCCGTTCTTAACTTCAATCTTGTTTTTGTCAAGTAGCTCTTTTATAGTGTCCAATTCATCCGACTTATCAGGAAAGTATCCCCAAAATGTTGAACGACTGCAAGGCAATAAAGTTACTACGTCTTCAATAAAAAAAAGTTTCTTAATTTCTATTAAGTCCTTTGCTTGTTGATATATTTTAATCTTGTCGTATGCCATTCTTTTTAATTATTAATGTACTATCTAATTTTTTCATTCGGTCCACAATCACTTGGCAATACTTTGGGTCTAATTCCATACCGTAGCATTTACGATTTAATTGGTGTGCTGCTACCATAGTTGAACCTGAACCTAAAAATACATCTAAAACTATATTATTTTCTTTACTTGAATTTGTAATTGCTTTTTCACATAAAGGAATAGGCTTCATTGTTGGATGTAAATCATTTTTTTTAGTTCTTGAAATATCCCAAATATCGTAATCATTACCACCATACCAATTATGTTCTTCAATCCAACCATAAAATATATGTTCACACTTACTCCAATAATCCGAATTACTCATTGTATGGTTGCCTTTATTCCAAGTAATTAAAGTTCTTGTTTTTAAACCAGTCCTATCCATTGATGCAAAATAATCACCAAGTTTTAACCTATAAAAGCAAATATAAAAAGCACCTTTAGTAAATAATTGAATATTAGTATTAATACCATCTAAAAAATCTGCTTCTTTAGACTTGTCCATTTTATCGTTTTTAATACCTCCGTGAGTAGCGTTAAAAGACTTTGTCCAATTACCTTCTTTATTTGTTGTCATCCCACCATCAAAATCCATTAAGTAAGGAGGGTCTGTAAAGACCATATCAGCCTTTTGCCCATCCATTAACTTTGCTACTGCATCGCTATCAGTTGAATCTCCACATAATAACCTATGCTCCCCAATTTCAAACAAATCACCCAACACAATATCCGTTTCAATTGTATCGGGTTGCTCGTAATTATCTTCAACTGCTTCAAGTTCAGTTTCTAAATTAATAGGCACATCTAATCCCCAATCAGTTAATTGCTCAATATCCCATTCGTTTGCTATAATATCCCAGTCCCATTCGCCTCCTGCGGTGTTGTCTTTAATTAAGAACTCCTTTTGTTTTTCTTCTGATAGGTCGGTTATAATAACAGGTATTTCTTTTACTCCTGCTTCCTTACACGCCTTGTATCTCATATTCCCGCCTAAGATTACCATGTCTTTATTCACTACAATAGGTCTTATGTCTAACATTTCAGGAAAGTCCTTTATCGATTGAACTAACTTTTTAAACTTGTCATCCTTTATTAATCTTGGATTGTTAGGATTTGGAATAAGTTTGTTTATGCTTATTTTTTCTGATTTCATTTTTGTTTGATTATGTCTAAGTAAAGGTGAAATAGTTTGTTGTCTGCGGTAAAGTTTGAAGTAAACTGAGGGCGTTTTATAATTACTTTCGCCTCTTGTTGTCTACTCAATAAATCGTGGTCTGTTCTTTGTCTTGGCTTCATGGTGTTTTATTTATGTAAAGCTCCAAAAACTCGTCCAATTTTAAAATGCTAATCCATTCACACCCCCCTGAGTAAAACGATACATATTCATAACCGTTCACATCGGTGTACTTTGAAAATGAATCCATCGTTAAGAAGAATCTTGACACAATGTTGCATTCAGCTAAATCATACCAGTCCTGGTCTTCTTGTTCTGCCGTTAGTTCAAATATTTCAATCCACATATTAATAAACATTTTTAGTAAAGTAATCAATCCTAATATTATGAACTTTATAATTGCCTCCTTCTTTTATTTCTACACGAGCAAAACCAAGATTATGACGAAGGTTTACAGGATCGTAGGAAGGTGTCAAAGTACATAGACATCCTGTTGAGTATGTTGTTATCAATGTTCCGTCAAGTAAGCTCTCAGAGTGTTCAGAGGTTTGGTGGCAATGTCCTATAAGCATTGAGCCTTTAAGTTTGTTGAAAATTCCCTTTGATGGATTCACTGGTGAGAATGCGCCCCTTACTAATAAATGACCATGAGTGATTGGAAGTTTACCTGCCATAAAGATGACATCTTGGTCATGGAATTTAATTCCTTTCTCTCTTAGCTTAAGTCTTGATGACATTGTATAGTAAGCATCATTGAATAAGATAGGGGCTTTCTTCATTAACCATCTCTTATACCAATTATCGTGATTCCCCTCAGTCCAATGTATCGGTACATTGAACTCTTTAATCAACATATCTAAGAAGTCTTCTGCCATTTGAAACCAATCAGCAACTGCGGTCAACTTTTGAGGTGGTGCATCGTGGTTTGTAAATGGTTCGTTGTCTAATATATCCCCGTTTAATATAATACAATCAATGTTATTCTCTTTTCCGTATATTAAAGCATTCCTTAAAGCTTCGGCATCATGATTAGGAAAGTGAATGTCTGAAAGGATTAAAGCGTTTTTAATTGACTTGTCTAAATGGTAGAACTCTCTTGACTTGCCCTCTGACTTTGGTAAGTTAAATTGGGTTTCTATTGCAGGGGTGTGGTCTAACTGTTTGTATTTTCTCCTTCCATCCCCTTGCGCACCTGTTAACTTCCTAATCATTGACCTGGCATTCTCAATGTTATTAAAGTGTGTTGGGTAGGTAGCGTGTAAGTATCTCGCTATTGCCGACTTGCTCATCTCAGGAAACTTGTTTATTGCATCCTCAGTCAATTTGTTCGTTTGCGTTTTAGGTACTCCCATTATTTATAATATATTGTTTTTTGTTTATAATTTCTGAATGATTGCCTCAATCTGATACTCTCCGTTTCCATGCTCTTCGGGTAAATGCTTATTGCTTGAGGTGTCATTAGTTTCAATGCTGATTATTTTATAGTTAAAATTCCTGCACCCTACTTCAATAAGGTGTTTAAGACTTCGGGTGTCGGGCAAGGTTTCTTCGTCAGGCATTAAAAAGAATTTATGGTCAAGATTCCATTTGCTCGGCATCTTAGTTTTTCTCTCATACAAATCTCGGTGTGGAACTGCCATAATTAAATATCCTCCTGGCTTAGTGATTCGCATCCAATTCATTATTGCTAACTCAGGGCGGTCTAAGTGTTCAAGTAAATGAGAATTGTATACAAGGTCATAGGTATTGTCCTCGACTGACTCCATAAGTTCTGCGTTGCCGTTATCCTTATCCCAAGTGTCGCACCAATCAGTTAAGGCATCAGCTCCGTCGTGAGTGTCAATTCTACCTACTCCAATGTCAATCACTTGTCCCTTGACATACTTGTCAAAGAATCCGTTTGCTTCTCTTCTTGGTCTTGATTTGCTTGTTTCTGCCATAATTATATTTTTTTAGCGGTTATTTGTTCGTGTCCGACTTTATGCCTATCTACTTTTAAAACTTCAAAGCCATGTCCGTTAAGTAATTGTTTTAAATCCTCAATGCCATAAATCCATATGTGTTCGTGTGCATTAAACATCTTATCATCCATTTGACCATCTTCTAAGATTATAGGACTTTGTATTATTAAGTGGCCACCTTGTACCATGAGTCTATTACATTCTTCTAAAAAGGCATTACTATCCTCTATGTGCTCAAAAACATCTAAACCTATTATATTTGTAAATGTTTGTGCATCCCAATGTTTGGTTACATCTGGGAAAAATCCAAAATGCAGTTCTGCCCCATTACTATACTTTTGTATTTGGTGTTTATACTTTGCATCTACTTCAATACCAGTACATTTAAAATTAAGGTTAGCCATTTCGCCAAGCAATATGCCTGGCGAACACGCAATCTCTAAACTCATCTTTGGTTCAATGTGGGTTAAGTTTTCAATGACAAGTCTATTCTTGTCTACTACATTAGAAACTTGTTCGTCAATGGATGACCTTATCGGTGTACTCCAGTAGTTGTCAGTGTAAATCTCTTGAGGGTTACCGAACACTTTGCTCTTGTAACTGTTGCCTATTTTTTCGTATTCGTCAATCATAATGTTTTATCTAAAATGTTTTTAAATTGTTCGTTGGTGTGAAAAGTAAACCACTCGCCACCTTGTGGAATTACATTTGGTGCATACAAGTACTGCTCCAATATTCTTTTTACTTTTAGTTGTTCTGCGATTGAGAATGCTAAACTCTGACCGCCTATAAATAACTTGCAACCATTAATCGCTATCGCTAATTCTAAGGCGTTATTAACTTTTAAATGAGTTATCTTATCGTTGTGAATAGAAAGTCTTTTAAACTCTTTCTCAGTCCCTACAAAGTAAACATTATCGTATTGCTCCAAGAGAGTGTAATCAATAAAGAAGTTATTGTATCTTGTAGTCCTGTTTACGATTATGTAATTGTTGCCGATGTTCTCAGGTAAGAAAACACATTGCTTTGATAGGTTCGGTCTAAATTCATGGTAAGCGTTTGCTATCCAGTTCTGAATGTTACCGGCTGACAAGTTCTTGTATTCTTTTCTAAACAAGTCTAAGTCATAATCGACTAAAACATTTTCATCCTTGCCGACTTTGATAACCTCATGGATATAAGGTTGAGCCTTTAATAAAGGAGCTAGAAAATCAAACATAAAGTCATTCATCATAACTGCACCCGTTGGATGCGTTTCGTCCGTAAATCCACTTGGCACACCTATTTTAATATAGTAGACTACCTTGCACTTATTATCTTCGCAATATTGGTAAAGGCTACTCAATGAATAGATAAGGTCTCCTGCGTTTCCTGAGTGCTTAACTTTTATATAATTTTTCATATTCTATTACTAATTTATTTAATTCTCCAAATAAAGCCTCTGAGTATGCCAACCCGTCGCATGAACTACACTTAGGCAATGGCTCGGTTATTCCTAAGTCTTTTCTCAATACATTTGCTTTGTGTATGTCCTCATCATTGTAAACCATGAAACGATGGGTCATTGTTAAACGATAGCGACCTATTGAGTCTACTATTAACTCGTATTGCGTGTGAGTTAACTCCATAGATACCTATTAATTACTTTTGTAAACACAAAAGGTAAGAAGATTAACAAGGGATCGAAAAGAATAACCGAACCCAATAACCCAATCCAAAAGGATAAACAAGTTGGACAAGAAAATGGTTTCTTTAGTTTCCTATTGGGAAACTTACTAATTAAAAATTGGAAAAATTCATGCAATCCTAAGGCGCATCCGCTAATCCAAAGTGCTGATAATACTGTCATATCGTTTTATATTAATTGTTTTAATGTTGTAATTTTCTTTTACATAATTGTGCAACCTTGCCCCAAGTTCAATTCCTTTCTTTGGGTTACTAATTAATCCTTTCATTACTCCGTCCCAATCGCCCTTAGGTGTAAGCACTAAGCCTTTTTCTATAAACTCAGAATAGGGAGCGACATTACTGCATATAATAGGTAAACTAAACGCTCCTGCTTCCAAGACCTTAAGGTTTGATTTGCACTGGCTAAACTTGTCACTACCCAAAGGAGCTAAAGCGCAGTCCATTAAATTATACATTAGTGCATAATTCATGACATCCATCCACTCAACTCTTGTGTATTGGTTAGGAGGTCGCTGAAAGTTAGATGTAAATATTTTTTCAATTAGTTGATAGTATTCGTTTGAACTGTCATTGTATCCACCTAACAATAGAGAATGATTCTTATTCTTTAAAAGCTTGGTAAACGGTTCTGCTAACTTCTTTAAATCTAAATGGTGGTTGTTTGCTCCTATCCAACCAATAGTATATTTGTCTTGTGGTTTTTTATTAGGTATAAACTGCGGTTGTGTGAAGTCTATTCCGTTAGGAATATAAACAATGTTAGAATGATAGTCCTTTAAACATTCCTTTAAAAATTCCGATGCAGTCCATATAACATCTGCGTATCCAATAGCATCTAATATTCTTTGCTCTAAGATTAAATCTTTAACTCCGTCTTTATAATGGTATCCAGGAAGCTTAATCCAATCGTCTATATCCAGGATAATCTTGCAACCGCTATTCTTAGCCTTTAACAAATAGTCTTCGTCATGCTTATACATTCTGTTCAAAACTACGATATCAAATTGGCGAGGATGAAAGTCTAAAGTAAACCCATTAGTTCCCTTAATGTCCAAATCCTTATAATCTTCGTCTAAGTTTGCAAAAGGTATTTGCAATCTATGATAGCCTACGCCTGAATCCTTCTCGTTAATGTATATTATTTTAACCATTCTTTAAGGTGTTGTCTATATTCTTTTATAGCGTGTCTTACTGATGTGTAAGGTATTCCGATATCTCGGCTTAATTGTTTTGTGTTAACTCCAGTTATAATAAGCTCGTTTAGTAGTCTTGAGTGATAAAAGTATTTATTGTTTTGGTCTAACATATCCTGCTCGATTTTCTTAACCACCTTTTCCGTATCAATAAACTCTTCGTCTATATCGTGGGCATCGTAATCCTTAATGTCATATACAGGCGTTGATTGTTTATTTTGATAATGATTTTCTATGTAGATTTTCCCTTTGTCATCGTCAAAATTCTCCACTAAAACTAAATTCTCCCTATTACCAAACTTCTTTCTAAATGCAGTCCAGTTGCAATGTGATACTTGAAACTTAAGAATCTGCAAAGCGTAAGGGGTTAGATAATTATTCTCTGCAATAGTGTCTTTCTTATGGTCGGGCAGTTCTAAAAGTATTGACAAGACCTCTGACTTTAATTCTTGGTGGTTATTATGTCCGTACTTCTTGCAATAATCGTTGAAGATTTTAGAGTCATTAAACTCAACAAGCAGTATGTTAAACTTGTCACTCAATATATTTTCTTAAGTGTTCAGGATATGTCGCTAACATCATACACCGTTCAAGCTCTACATAGGTCACAGTTACAACCGTTGTGTAGTTAGGTCGATATATCCAAAACTCTACCTTTTCAGGTTTACGATTGCGAGAACATCCCCCCTCCTTAGCGGCTATCTTAAAGACTAAGTTGTCGATATAGTTGTTAATTAACTCTGACATTATTTTACAATATTAAATTTTAAATTTGAATAAACCTAATTATTTTTTAAAGGAGGTCTTTTATCTTTTGTTTATAAACTGTTTTTAGCTCGTCTATTTCGGGTATGCTTAAATGTATTGGAATATGTCTTGAAGATTCTAAAGCCTCAACTCTTTCAACTCCTATCTTGTCAATTAAGTGGAATCGGTAAGCGTGGTAATTGCCTGACTTGTTTACATTGCAATAATTACTACATTGTTTATGACAATTATCTTCATTGAATCGAAGTGCAGGACTTTCGCTGACTGCGATATAATGCCCAGCATCATATTTAACATTTGAAATAGTCCGACAACTGATGCAAGGTTCTTGAAAATCCCTTGTCCTAATATACTTGTTAAAAATAGTTTGAAGCTCCTTGAGGTGTTGGCTTTTGGTCTTCATTTTTTCTTTTTTAACTTTGTTCTCAGCCTTGACAACCTTTGCAATCTTGCCTCTACTGTACGCCAAAGCGCAGGAATATGAGCAGGTAACCATTAAAGCTCTAACAGGCTCAAATTGATTCAGACATATTTTGCAGGTCTTCATTTTAAAATAGTTTAGTTTGTTTTATAAATGGCTCAAGTCTTTTATTTGCTATCTCTACATATTTAGGATTCATTTCACTACCAATATATTGTCGATTAGACCTTAAGCATGATTCAGCCGTACTCCCAGTCCCCATAAACGGATCGTAAATAACTCCACCCTCAGGACATCCTGCAAGTATTGGCTTCCTTATTAATTCTTCGTTATAAGAAGCGTAATGCTCGTTTGTTGATGGCTTTGTAGTTATCGCCCAAAAGTCAGAAACATCGCCTGGATTTTTGCCTCTTTGATTATTTTTATTGATGTCATCAGTTTCATATATTACATCGGTCATTTTAAAATCTATTAATTCAAATTGACTGTCCCAATTATCTAATAAATCTTTTATTGTATTCCAATGTTCTATTGATGGGAATGCGAAACCTTTAACATCATTTCTATACCAATGCTCAACAGTAGTTTTTGGGATATTAACGCTATCAACTAAAACATTCATCTTTATTCTTTCTCTTAAAAAATTTACAAACTCCTTTTGCTCTGGTAAGTTTGGTCTTTTTTCAATTACATTTTCTCCCCTATTTTGGTGCATTCCTTGTCTATGTTCTTTTTCTATATCAATAGTTTGATATTTGCTTTGTGGTATTAAATGTGATTTATTTCCTTTAAAATTACTTGAGTTACCTCCCTCTTGACCTGTAAAGGAATATTTGTATCTTTCTAAACTTATTTCTTTTATAGGATCTCTAATTGAATCTAAATCAAAATAATAAGATTCTGACTTAACCATAAAGAAAAAATACTCATGTTTTTTATTAAACCTATCTTTGCAACTTTCAGGCATCCCATTAGGCTTTGCCCAAACTATATCATTTCTCATAGTCCAACCCCTATCAATACAACCAATAGCAAATCTATGAGGTATTAATAAAAGACATTTGCTTGACCTTTCATAAGTATCCCCTAAATTTATCCAAACTGTTCCTGATGGTTTTAATATTCTATAAATTTCATCCATCATACTCCATAAATTTTCAAGGTATTCGTTAAATGTAGGCTCTAAACCCCATTGACCATCATACCCGTAATCTCTTAACTGCCAGTATGGAGGGGAAGTTATAACGCAATCAATACTATTATCTTGCATTTTAGCCATTGTCTCTAAATTACTCTCGCAATATATTTTATTGGTTTCCATTAGTTTCAGTTTGAGTGTTTAGTTCTGCAATCTTAGTTAAAATAATTTCATACTTCGCTTTGTATACTTTGTCGTAATTCATATTATCGTCATGTTTATTCAATGAATTGCACAGGGTAGAATGATCGTGAGCAGTTTCTAAAGTGTTTGCAATGCTTGTCAAAGACATCAAAGTATTATCCCTTAAGTAGCGATAGTACATTGACCTCGCATCAATAACATCTCTTTGTCTTATCTTAACATCTATGTCAAGACCAAATTCGTTGTTGATGACATCTTTTACCTTTTGGATGTCTGCTCCAACATCTTGTCTTAGTGGTCTTTCTATTTTTGCCTTAAGTAGTTTGTTTTCGTTAGATGCCTGAACATATTTAGTTCTTAAAGTGTGATGGTCATTTAGTAAAGTCTTGTACATTCTTTTATACTGGCTTTCGGTGTACTGTTTAGAGTCGGTTGCGGTTGTCATTTTTGTATGTTGTTTTTTTTATAATGTATCTTTAAATGTTTGTTTGCCTTTTTCAAATTGAAGTCTTATAAATCCGACCTCTCCGTTTCGATGCTTCAAATATAGTACTTTAATTAAAGGATTATCGCTTTCGGGTTCTTCATTGTGTAATGCAATAACTATATCAGCATCTTGCTCAATAGCTCCCGACTCTCGTAAATCACTTAATCTTGGCTCTCCGTTTCTCTTTTCGACATCTCTGCTTAACTGAGCCAGTGCAATTATTGGAATATCTAACTCTTTAGCCATTGCCTTTAGAGTTCTTGAGATAGTACTTATTTCTTGTTCTCGATTACCCTTTCCGTAAACAGTCATTAACTGAAGATAGTCCACAAACACCGCTTTAATTCCCCATTTCTTTTTTGCCTTGCGTACTTTCTCTTTAAAGTCTAATAAGTTTAATGATGCAGTATCGTCAACATACAAAGGTAAATTAAAATCCGTACTTAATAAAGTCTTCCAATTACCCTCATGAATTTCTGCCTTAGTTAAGTAGTTTGAATAGATGCCCGTCATTGAGCTTATTACCCTCATGGCTAATTGTTCGGTCGACATCTCTAAACTAAAGAACGCTACGGGTATATTTTGTTTTGCTAAGTTAACGGCTAAGTTCAAAGCAAATGCAGTCTTGCCCGTCGCTGGTCTTGCTGAGATAATTACCAAGTCAGGACTATGCCAACCGTTTGAAATAGCATTTAACCTGGAAAACCCCGTGTCTAATCCTACTATCTTATTGCCACTTAGTTGCATAGTTTCAATTTTTTTAATCATTTCGTGAGCTACTGTTTTAAACTCTTTAAAATCCTTTGCGTTTTTAATGCTAAAAGTTTCAATCTCTAAATTTATTTTTTGTATCGTTTGAAAAACATCGTTGTCGGTATTGTTAATCTCGCTTATACTTCTTTGACAAAGCATCATTAATTCTCTGCTGATGTACTTTTGAATTAAAATTGAGCAATGGTATTCTAAGTTTGCTTTTGATGCTACCTTAGAAGTAATTTCAACTAACTCATTAAGTAACTTACCTCCAGTCTTTTCGTTTACCGATAATAAGTCAGTAGGTTTGTTTTGACCTGCAAGTTCTAATATTGCTTTTAAAATAACTTTATTAGCCTGGTCAAACATCATTTCAGGTGTTACCGTGCATCTACTTAAAGAAGTAGTATCTATCATTAGCACTCCGATAACTGCGTGTTCTATGTCAATTGCGTTGTTCATCTTGGTTTATATTCTTTAAGGTTGTTTGTTTTAGGTTCTAATATTTGTTCTTGTTTTAATTGAAATACTCCTGCCCAATTATTTTTAATTGATTGTTCTAAAATTAAAATTTGTTTAGGCTCATCTCCAGGTGCAAAGTTATTCAAATCTTTTTTAATTAATTCCATTGCTAAATCGGTTGCAGGTTTTTTAATTTTTACCCTCATGTCTAAATAACTTTCAAAGGTTAAATCAAACAAAG